AAAAATGAGCTCTCCAGTTACTAACTTGGATGATTGTAACTTTAACCATTATAGCTTACAGCTGAGTATTTATATGTATATTATATTAAAGCATAATCCTAAATTAAAACCAGGAAATATATTTATATATCATGTTGAATTTGAAAAAGAAGGTGAAGACAAATACGGATATCCTATTACAAAAACTAATTCATCAGGAGACCCTGTTGTAAAAAAAGTTAACATACTTCCTGTAAAGTATTTAATTGATGAGGTGCATGCAATACTACACTATTTAAAAAACTGATAAAATGCTAATTAGACTATTTGATATTGAAAATGATACTGTAATCCCTACTGAACACTGCTATACTTTAAAAGCTTTAAAGGATATAATGGAAAAGTTTCCTGATGATCATTTAAAAATATATCAATATTTATTTTATATGACTTGTCCAAGTCCAGATCTTAATCCTTTTTTTCACACTCCTGAGATAGATAAAGAATCTTTAATATTAGATGAGATTGAAGCTGAATTTTCTACAGAAGATGATGATGTTTATGCAGCCTTAAAATTTTGCCAAAAAATGTATGAGACCCCAACATCCAGAGCATACAAAGGTATTGCAGCTATGTTAGATAGATTAGGTAGATATATGGAAACTACACCAATAGAACATGGTCGTGATGGTAATATAAACTCTATGGTAAATGCAGCTGCTAAATTTGAGCAAATTAGATCTTCATTTAAAGGAGCTTATAAAGACTTGCAAGAAGAACAGCAATCTTCTGTAAGAGGTGGTTATGGATTAGGATATGATCAGTAGTACAGAAATATATGAGGATGTCCCAACCTGGGATAATGGTGTATGGACAGTTACAAACTTTACTAGTAGAGAAGACTTTGCAGCATTTGTAAGAGATTTATTTTTAGAACCAGGAAAATATAAATTTGATAAAACTAGTTTAGAATTTAATGCAGAAGCAATTAAGTTTAAAAATACAGGTGTTTATTGTACATCAGCATTTAAATCAAAAGATTTTATTAAATATTGGGATGGTGAGAAAAAGAAATGTAGAAAGGGTGTAATATACAAATCTAAAAAAGGAACTTGGTATATAACTCGTGACTATTACATGTGGTTAAATTTTTTACCAATCTTTAATAAAGAAATTCAACAATTTGGTTTTGCTGATATTAGAGATGCTCAGTATCATATGGCCCTATATGAGATGCTAGCAGAGTTAAACTATAAACATGTTGCTATACTAAAAAAACGTCAGATAGCATCTTCTTATTATCATATGGCAAAGCTTATTAATCAGCAATGGTTTGAGTCAGGGGTAACGCTAAAGATAGGAGCCAGCCTTAAAGATTATATCAATGAGAAAGGATCCTGGAAGTTTTTAGATGAGTATGCTGCATTTTTAAATGAACACACAGCATGGTATAGACCAATGAACCCTAATAAGGTGATGATGTGGCAACAAAAGATTGAAGTCAGAAAAGGTAACAGAAAAACTGAAGTAGGTCTTAAAGGAACTATACAAGCAATGTCATTTGAGAAAGATCCAACAAATGGTGTAGGGGGTCCAGTTAAATACTTCTTTCATGAGGAGGCTGGTATTGCACCCAAGATGGATAAGACATATGAGTATATGAGACCAGCAATGCGATCAGGACTTACTACTACTGGATTATTTATAGCAGCAGGATCTGTGGGTGATCTGTCACAATGCAACCCACTTAAAGATATGATCCAGAATCCCACATCTAAAGATATTTATGCTGTAGAAACAGATTTAATAGATGATAAAGGTACTACAGGTTTGTCAGGTTTATTTATTCCTGAACAATGGTCAATGCCTCCGCACATAGATAAATATGGTAACTCTAAAGTAGAAGACGCAGTTAAAGCTTTAAAACAACAATTTGCAGATTGGAAAAAAGAATTAGCTCCAGAAGATTATCAATTGAGAATATCTCAGCATCCTAGAAATATAAAAGAGGCATTTGATCACAGATCTGTTTCTATATTCCCTACACATTTATTGGCTGCACAACAACAAAGAATAGAAGATAAGACTTATGGTTATGAGTTTATAGATTTGTATGAAGATGAAAAAGGTTTACTTCAATCTAAAAAATCAAACAAACAACCAATAAAAGATTTCCCAATTAAAAAGAAAACAGAAAATAAAGAAGGTGTCTTAGTTGTTTGGGAAAGACCTGTAAGTGATCCATCTTTTGGTACATACTACGCATCTATTGACCCAGTGTCAGAAGGTAAAACTACAACGTCAGAATCATTATGCTCTATTTATGTAATGAAAAATTCTGTAGAAGTAACAAAAGTTACTGGAGTAGAAGCAGAAACTTATATAGAACCTTCTAAAATAGTAGCTGCTTGGTGTGGTAGGTTTGATGATATTAATAAAACACATGAAAGATTAGAGCATATAATTGAGTGGTATAATGCATGGACAGTTATAGAAAATAACATATCCTTATTTATAAATTATATGATTCATAAAAAGAAACAAAAATACTTAGTCCCAAAAAGTCAAATTATGTTTCTTAAAGACCTTGGTGCTAATGCTAATGTCTTTCAAGAATATGGTTGGAAGAATACTGGTACTTTGTTTAAGGCTCATTTATTATCGTATACTATTGAATTTACAAAAGAAGAAATAGATGTTGAAACAAAAGAAGATGGTACAGTTGTTAGAAAAACATATGGTATAGAAAGAATTCCTGATCCAATGCTTATAAAAGAAATGAGAGAATATGCAGACGGGGTCAATGTAGATAGATTAGTTTCCTTTGCAGCTCTAGTTGCATTTATGAGAATTCAAGAATCTAACAGGGGTTACAGAAAGAGAACTATACTAGATGATGATGCTAAAAAGTTGGAAAAGTCAAAAAATTTGTATAAATTAAAGAGTAGTCCGTTTAAACATATTGGTAATAAATATAAAAAATTTAAATCAGGTTCTTTTAAACGTTCTCCATTTAAAAATATTAAATAAAAACTATGCAGGTATTTAATGCACTTCAGTTAAAAAAAGGAGCTAAAGCTAAACAAGAAAGGATGGGAACCTTAACCCAACCTTTACAATTTCTCCCCAGTAAAGAAAAAACTCAAGAATGGTATGCATGGAATGTTGACTGGTTAGAATGGAATGGTTTAAAGCAACTTAGAAGAAATTCTAGGAGGTTGATGAAGAACTACAAGTTAGCTAAGGGTATTATTGATAGGACTGACTATATAGTAGAAGATGATAATGAAATGAAAGACATTGTTGATAATCTTTTAGATGAAACAACAAATGCTCTTGAATTAAGATTCTATCCTATTATACCAAATGTTGTTAATGTACTTGTTGCTGAGTTTGCAAAAAGATCAACTAAATTAACATATAGAGCTGTTGATGAGTTTTCATATAATGAAATGCTTGAGCAAAAAAGAGCTGAAGTAGAAAAAACATTGATGGCTGATGCTCAAGTTCAAATTCTATCTGCAATGGTAGCACAGGGACTTGATCCAAATTCTGAAGATGCACAGAAACAACTAGCTCCAGAAAATTTAAAAACATTACCGCAGATTGAACAATTTTTTAAAAAAGATTATAGATCTATGGTTGAACAATGGGCTGAACATCAACATAAAGTAGATGCTGAAAGATTTAGAATAGATGAGTTAGAAGAGAGGGGTTTTAGAGACATGCTTATTACAGATAGAGAGTTTTGGCATTTTAGAATGATGGAAGATGATTATGATGTAGAGCTTTGGAATCCAGTTCTTACGTTTTATCATAAATCTCCTGATGTTAGATATATATCAGATGGGCAGTGGGTTGGTAAAACAGATATGATGACAGCAGCTGATGTTATTGATAAGTTTGGTTTCTTAATGACTAAGGACCAATTAGAATCTTTAGAAGCTATTTATCCAGTTAGATCTGCTGGTTATAGTATAACTGGTCAGCAAAATGATGGTAGTTTTTATGACGCTACTAAATCTCATGAGTGGAATACAAGTATGCCTTCTTTAGCCATGAGGCAGTATACTTCATTTATGGGTGATTCTGGTATGTATGATGGTGGAGATGTGATTTCAGATATAATAGGTGAGAGTGAAAATTCAACTGATAATCCTGATAATAATCTTTTAAGAGTATCAGAAGTTTACTGGAAGACTCAAAGAAAGCTAGGTCACCTTGTTAAGATTACAGAAAGCGGAGAGGTGTTAAATGAAATTATAACTGAAGATTATAAAGTTACAGATAAACCTATTTATGATGATAGATTATTTAAAAATAAATCTAAAGAAAATTTATTATTTGGTGAGCATATAGAGTGGATATGGATTAATGAAGTTTGTGGCGCAAGAAAAATAGGACCAAATATTCCTAGTTATTGGGGTATGAATAATCCAGGTGGCTTCACACCTATATACCTTGGAATAAATGATAATAAAATGTCATCATTAAAATTTCAATTTAAAGGTGATAATAATTTATATGGTTGTAAACTACCAGTTGAGGGGGCTGTATTTTCAGATAGAAATACTAAATCAACAGCGCTAATTGATTTAATGAAACCTTTTCAAATTGGTTATAATATTGTAAATAATCAAATAGCAGACATTTTAGTAGATGAATTAGGTACTGTAATATTATTAGATCAAAATGCTTTACCTAAACATTCTCTTGGGGAAGATTGGGGTAAGGGTAATTTATCTAAAGCTTATGTAGCTATGAAGGATTTTCAAATGTTACCTTTAGATACCTCTATTACAAATACAGAGAATGCATTAAACTTTCAACATTTTCAGAAGCTTGATTTAGATCAAACTAATAGGTTAATGTCTAGAGTTCAATTGGCTAATCATTTTAAACAACAAGCATATGAAGTAATTGGTGTCAATCAAAAAAGAATAGGGCAGCAGTTATCA